GTACAGTAACATCATTTAATAAATGTGGAGTTACTGAGCCACCTGATTTAACTATTTCAATATCAATCGTAACATCTTGACTGCTTGAATTAACATTTGCAAAAGACATTCCGATTATTGTTTCTGTTGTAGATGAGCCTACTGCGTCAAGTAAATCTGCATTACTTGTTCCAAGAGTTCCTACTACACCTTCTAATACATCTGCCATATCTATCCTTCCTAGCTAAGAGCTAATACTAATCCTAATGTAACGCCACCTGCTAAATTTGCTATATCTCCTGCCGTTGTTTTCTTTAAATTGTTACTGTCATCTGCGTCTGCAAAAAGTATAACATCAGCACTTGCAACTGTTCCTGAAGTAGCTTGTGTTGGTGCAACAACTAAAGTTGATGAGAATGCACCTGATGTAGCCGTAGCTCCACCTGATAATCCTGAAGTAGAGCCTGTTGTAATAGTTACACCTGTTATGTCTCCTTCTCCAATAAAATTAACCCAACTTGAGCCGTCATAAAATTGTAGAGTGTTTGTATCTTTTAAGAAACAAAACATACCTTCTGCGTCATTAGTACCTAAAGCAGTATCTCTAGCTGAAGAATCTGCATAAACTTGTACAACTTGGTCTTGAATAAAAGTCTGAAACTCAGTAGCACTAATTAAATCTCCTGTGCTATAACTTTTCCAACCTGCTCCTGCCATATTAAATTACCTTCCTAACTATAAACAAATCTAGTTCCTTCTCCTAGTTTAGCTTGTCCTAATATCCAAGCTGAACTTCCTGCTGGACTTAATGTAGCCGTCCAACTCCAAGTTTGACTTGAAGCATTTACAGTATGACTTATGGATTCTATCCATAGCTCATCTGTAAAGCTACTGCCGTCCACATTGACTATCTTAACAGATATTCTGTCTCCGAACTCTCGTCCCAAAACTTGTTCCCAAAGAGATGTATTTTCTCTCGGATTGCAAGTCAATTCGTCAATCCTTACAATAGGTAGAGATGTTTCTGCTATCTTCTGTTCAATTATAGACAAAACATCTGAGTCCGAAACATTTATAGTAGTTTTGTTATTTTCTTTTGCCCTATACTTTAGAACAGAATTAGTGTCAGCTTTGTACTGTACTGAGCCACCACTTCTTTGCCACTCATAAACATTAATTATCTCGTTGTCATCAAAAGAAGTAGATACATTTGTATAAGGTAAATTGCTACCGTCATTACTAAATATACCTTGAACATTTATAGCTTTGGTATTAGATAATTTATAATCTCTGTTTCTAAATGTTGCTTTACCGTCTTTTGCCATAAAGAATTGTCCATTTTCAGCAGTTTCACACTCTCTCAAACCTGTAAGAACATTGGTAGTAATAGCTTGTGATATTACATTTTTAGTTCCTGTAAGTACATCTCTACGATTACTAGGAAATCCAATAGCATTTAATATTCTAGTAATTCTTGCAGAACTAAGTTCTTGTTCATCTGTGTAACTTAGTCTTGTTGATAATCCTATTTCAGAAAAACCTGCAAGTCCTAAACGCCAACCAACACCGTCCAACTGTGCTGATTGAAAAATTTTAAAAGCGTCTACACAAGTAAAAGTAACAATCGAGTCTGCACCTTCAGATATAAACTTGACAGGCACACTTTGTAAAAAACCTTCAAATATTCTGTAAGTTACAGAGTCATAAGTTGCAGACATTCTAACTCTCTTAAGTGGTTGTATCTTTGTAATTGCATTTGTTGAATCGTAATAAGGGCTAGAAGTATTATTAGGATTAAACCTATTGTCAGCATTTGATACTGAAAAACTCATTGTACCTGCAACAAACTCTCCTAATTCATTTGCTCTACCACGCCTTGTTGTAAATGCTCTTAGGAAACTTGTTATATCTGTAAAAGATTGTGTTTCATCAAAAGGCTCTGAATCAAAGCCAACTTCAAGTGTTAGTGATACATTGGAATCAAAATTTGCACTCATTATACAACTACATTTATACCTTTACGCTGAGCTTGTCTAAGAGCTTCAGCAACGGCTAATTGTACTGATTCTTCTGTTCCTAAAAGATTACCTGTGTTTACAGTTATTACTGTTCCACCTGCATTTGTTCCAACTCTACCACCTGTTTCTTCTGCAAATCTGTTTACAAAGTTTTGCCCAACTTCTCCAAGTGTTCCAAATTTTTCTCCTTTTCTATCAGGTATAGGCTTAGAATCTTCTGCTACTTCTTCTAGACCGTCTATAACTTCATTAATATTTGTATCAGGCATTGAGTCGTTACCAATAGTTCTCCCTGATAAGTTCATAAGTGCGTTAAATTGATTCATTAATGTATCTAAGTCTCCACCAATCAACCTAACTATTTCATTGATACCGTCTTTAAATTTATTTGCTGACCTTAAATCTTCTAATGCAGAGTCTAACTCTGCTTTTGCTAAAGCCATTTCTAAAATATTACTTGTGGAATCAGCAGTTGCTTCAGCTAAATCTTCTTGTGCTTTTTGATAGTTTTGTTGAGCTTCTTGTAGTCTCTCAGTTTGTGTAATAACATCTGCTTCTGCTCGTTCTATATTTCTAAGTGCTTCTTCTTCTTCTCTTGATATTGCAATAGATTGTTCTTCAAGTTCTATCAATCTCTCTCTTGCTACTGCTAATTGAAGTTTTTGTATTTCAGATTTATCTTCTGCTTCTTCAAGTTTTCGTATTTCTTCTTTTTGTCTTGCAATAGCTAAGGCTTCTTCATTAGTAACTTTTGCACCAAGACCTGATACTCTCTCAAATTCTTCTTTTGCTTTGTTTACTTTTTCATTTGCTTTTTCTAAGTTTGCGTTAGCTTTATTAAGTTTTGTAAGTGCCTTAGCTTCTTTATCAACTAGGTCTAATCTATCTTGTTCTATGTCTCTAAGGTTTTGGTAAGCGTCATTGAGTTTTCTTAAAGAATCTAAACCTGCCGTTGCTCTATCTCTTGATAGTTTCTTTTCTGCTTCTATTTCTTCTTCTGTTAGTTCAATAGATTCTTGTTTTGTGTCGTTAAAACTACTTGTCTCTCTATCTAATTCGTGAGTATTGTTTATTAAATCTTTTTGTACTAATTCTTGGAATCTCATAGCTTCTGCCATTTCTTTATGAGCTTTTATCATTCCTTGATGTGTGGCTTCTGCTTCATCAACTGTACTTGCATATTTATCATAAACTCTGCCTGAATCTTCAATAAGGAAACCATTTTCTCTTGCAATCTTTGTACCTTCTTCTAGCTTCTTATTGAATTCTGATTGTGGGTCAAGAACATTAATTATTCCTGAAGCTAACTTATCAAAGAATCCAATAGTAGATTCAAGAGCAGGAGCTAATTTATCAACAATTAATAAACCAATTTCTGAAAACTTAGAGCCAAGAATATCTATTTGTCCTTGAAGTGATAGAACTTGTTTATCAGCAACTTCTTGAGTAGTACCACCTGCACCCATTAAAGCGTCTTGATATTCTCGTATTTGGTCTCCTGCACCTGACAATATCTTTACTGCGTCTGCAACACCACGATTAAGTCCTAATTGGTCTAATAAAACTGCTTTTTGTTGGTCTGATAGACCCTTCATACCACCGTCAAGTTCATCTATAACATCTGCTAAATTCTTTAAGTTGCCTTCGTTATCAACAATATCTATATTGAACTTCTTAAATACTTCTGAGTTTTTACCTACTGCTCTTGTTGTATCTCTGAGTAACTGATTGAGTTTCTCTCCTGCTTCAGCACCTTTAACACCCCTGTCTGCAAAAGCTGATAGTACGGCAACACCTTCTTCGATTGATTTATTTGTAACTTTTAATGCTGAGCCTGACTTAGTTGTAAGTGCTTCTGCAAACTGTTGTACAGAAGCGTTTGCTAATGTGTTAGCTTTTACCAAGACATCAGTAACTCTTGTAAGGTTTGTTAAGTTTTGTTCTGCGTCTTTGACCGTAAGACCTAATGCAGATTGAGAGTCAGTAGCCAAGTCAGTAGCAAGTGCCATATCGAACATACCTGCTTGAGCAAACTTGGTAACTTGTGGAAGTGCAGATATAGATTGTTCAGCGTCTAAACCTGCTGACGCTAGGAAGAAAAATGCTTCTGCTGATTCACTTGCTGATATACGAGATTCTATTGCAACTTGACGAGAAGCTCTTGCCATAGCCAACTGTTGTTCTTCAGTTGTCTGCATAATTGCAAGAGATTGGTTGAGTTTATCTTCAAAGTCAATAAATTGTCTTGTAGCGTCTGCCAATGCTTTGACAAGGACTGTACCAACTGCAACTGCACCTATCTTGGCAACCGTACCGAACTTACTTAACTTGCCACCTGACTCGTCAGTCTTTTTACCCAAAGTATTCATTTGGGCTTTAGCTTTGTTAAAACCTTCTAATACGAGTTTTATAAGGATATTTGAACTACCCATTATCTCATCTTCTTCTTCTTAGCTTCTGCTTCTGCCATAGCTCGTTGTTTATCTCTCTCTTGTTGTTCTACATAATAAAATGTAGCCCATTGTGAATACTCTAATGATGACATTTTAGTTCGCAGTTCGCCAACTGTCATTCTTAAATCACGAGCTAATCTAAATTGAAAAACTAAATCAGGATTCGCTTTTGAAATCTTCAGCTAACGCTGATTCAATCTCGCTTCCTACTCCGTTGAGAGTATTGAGTTCTGCAAAAATTAAGTCAATGACGGTTGCGTCTTTTTCATACAACTCATCTATTGCTTCATCTGATAGTTCAGGCTCGACAACACTTGCTTTTAATAATGCTTTTTGATAATCAAAAGCGTCTGTTGTTTCTCCATTGATTAATCTACCAAGTTCTATTTGCATTTTTTTAGATATGCCTTTGACTTTTATTGATACATTCCATTGTGGAATATCAATAGTTTTAGTCGGCACATCAGGTAATGACTTGATGTCATCTAAGTTTAAAATCTTAGCCATACGCCTAGCTCTCCTTTATCTTACTTAGTGTGTACCACGAGTTACTGCACCTGAAACTTGAAGGTCTGCTGAATATCCAACTGCGTCTCCGACAGGACTAGAAATAGCATAAGAAGTTAATATTGCTTCTCCTGTATATTTAATCTTGCCACTTGCAGTTCCTTCAGGGCTATATTCATAAGATAGAGTTGCTGATTGTCCAACAACTGCACCAAATATAGCGTCAGCAGTAGCGTCCCAAAGACCTGCCAATGAAATGGTAGCGTCCTTTAGACCTGCTATATAAGTTTTATTATCTGCACCTAGTGTTGTAGTTTCAGATACATCTGCTGTTTCAGGGAAGTCCACATTATTTACAAAAGATGAAATATCAGTCAATGACCCTGAAGCGTTATCAAGTTTAAAAACTGAATCTTTACCGTGTGTAAATGCCATAAATTTCTCCTTTAATTATTTCTTCCAAATCCAACTATAACATTGAAACTTGGGTTTGTTCCACTAACAGTATAAACAACTTTTAAGTAACGATTAACTGTTGTGCCACTTGCTACTTCTTTGACTTCTGCACCTGCTGATGTCAAAGCAGTAAAAGTAACTAAGTCTGCATAACTAA